AACAATACCTATGTTAATATCTTTTTATTTTTGTAAAGTTATTTTAATTATATTTGTAAAAATTATTGTTTATGAGATTTACACAATTTAAAAAACAAGATGAGGTAAGAGATACCTTAATTTTGGAAATGATGAAAAACAAAATAAGAAAAAACCACTTAGCTAAAGAATTATCTTTGAGTTATCCAACAATGTTAGCAAAATTAGATAATCCTTTTTCATTTAAAGTGAGTGAACTTTTATTATTATGTGAAATAGTCAAACTTGATATTAACGAATTATTAATTAAATACTAAAAAAATGGAAACTAAAAAATCAAAAATTACTGAATTAAATTTACAAAATGAAAAGTTTAATGATATGTATATATTTACTATTGTCTTTGAAAATGGCGATATTGGAAAATTATACAAAAGAAAGGATAAAACCTATGAGGGTGTAGGTGATGAGGTAGAATACACAATAAGCCCTAAAGGTACTGTTAAAATCGCTTTTAAAGGGGAATCAAAGTTTAATAACAACACATCAACACCTAGTTATTCAAATACTAAAACTGATACAAATACAGAAATTAGATTTAGTGTAGCTTTTAAAGGAGCTATTGACTTAGCCAAGCATGGAATTATACCTTTAGATGAAGTAGAAAAGTATACTTTAAAATATGATGAATTTTTAAAAGACAAGAAGTCTGTTGAAATGCCTTTTTAACTATTGAATGTTAATAACTAATAATTAAACTTTATAAAATATAAAATAATTTTATATAATTTTAGGCAAATGAAAAAATCAATACTAGCAACTACTCCTTTTTTAATTTTAAATAAGTGTCTTCTCGTTAATTTAGGGGTAGACGCTAGTTTGGTTCTTTCTGACCTTATACAAAAAGAAGAATACTTTAAAGATAGCTCTCAAAATAATGGGGGCTATTTTTTTAATGTAACAAATGATATTAGTTGTAGTACTACCCTTTCTTACTATCAAATTAAACAAGCGTTATCTGTGCTTGAAAAGTGGGGCATAATTAAGGTAGTGTTAAAGGGTGTACCTGCTAAAAAGCATTTTAAGATAGACCACTCCCAGATATTAAGTTTTTTAACATCTAGTATTGAAAAAACTGAAGAACTAGATTGTAAGAATTTTAATAACAAGATATTAAAAAATTCAAACTCTATTAATAATAATAAAGAAATAAGAATTAAAAATAAGAAAGTATATACACGAAAAGAAAAGTTTTTAAATGATTTAAAAGAATTAGAACCTAAAGATTATATTGAAGATTTTAAAGATTATTGGACAGAAGAAAATAATGTAGGAAAACAGCGCTGGGAATTACAGCGTACTTGGAATACAAATTTACGATATAAACGTTGGTGTAATAATCAAAAGAATTTTAGTAGAGGAAGTAGTGCAAATAATATGCCTGACTTTTTAGATAGTGCATACTTAAATAGAATTAGAGAAGACCAAGCACAAGTAAATAAGTTTTACAAACACCTTGTAGATAATTGTCAGTATGAAAAAATAGAAACTTTAACAGGACATATTAAATACAGAAAGAAAAGAGTATGATATTTATTAGTTTCATAAAGAATGGTTTGTTACTTGGGGTTAGACACTTTGAGCCAGATGAAATAAGAAACTATTGGGAAATACATATACTATTATTAGTATTTCAAGTAAACATATTTATAACAACAAGAGATGATAACAATAAGTAATATAAGTTTAATAATATTAATAATCTTTGTTTTTGTTCTAGGAGCTTTAACTTGGGAATATATACAAAGTCAAATTAAATGAAAGAACAAGATTTACATAATAGCATAGTAGATTATTTAAACTACTACCCTCACATACTTTGGACATCTACTTTAGGGGGTGTTTATTTAGGTAAAGGAAACTATAAACAAAAAGCTCTAGTTAAAAAACATTACAAAAAAGGTGTTCCAGATTTATTGATATTTGAGCCTAATAAAAAGTATAATGGATTAATGGTAGAGCTTAAAGTAGGATATAATAAACCTAGTAAGGATCAGAAACTATGGATAGCTAACTTAACAGCTAGAAACTATAAGGCAGTTATCTGTTACTCATTAGAAGAATTTATAGACATATTTACTAAATACACAAAAACGATATGAGAAAAAAATATGACCCATACAAAAATATTAGAACAAAAGATGGTAGAGAGAACTTTAGATACTTTTTATTTGAAGTAGATAGAGGGGTTACAAGTGATGTTTTTATACATAAAGAAACACAGATTATAATTGATGAGGATGAGTATATACTTAATAAGATTGATTTTATACAAGACCAATATACACCTCAAATGGTGGTAGTAGAAATAAGCCCACTTGGTAAATGGGAATACAACGCTTTAAAAAATACAGGAGTTAATTTATTTATAGAATTGTGCAAAAACTAAATACATATTTAGAAAAGAGTTACACTAATTTGTTAGATATATCTAAACGTATAACTAGCAATAAATACCCTGACTGTGAAGATTTGTTACACGAAACAATATTAGCTTTATACGATTCTAATCAAGAAAAGATTAAAGTAATAATAGAAAAGAAGCAATTAACTTTTTATATAGTTAGAATAATGATGAATCAATACCAAAGTAATACTAGCCCTTATCATAAAAAGTACAGAAAACAATACAACGAAAAACAATTAAAAGAATTTTATATTTATACTAAAGAGCCTCTAACAAAAGAAAAGATGAAGAAGTTAGAGGAACAAGAAGATAGATTACAATGGATAGATGAGAAGTTAAAAGGTTTAAGTTGGTTTGATGTAGAAGTATTTAGAATATATTTTAGAGAGGGTTTTAGCTTAAACAAAATGCAGAAAGAAACAAAGATAAATAGAAGCACACTAGGAAAGTCAATTAGATTTATTAAAAACTTTTTAAAAAATGAAAAACAAAAGTAAAGGTTTAGGGGATAGTATAGCCAAAATAACTAAAGCTACTGGTATAGATAAGTTAGCTAAAAAAGTATTAGGAGATGATTGTGGTTGTGAGGAACGTAAACAAAAACTTAATCAAATGTTTCCTAACTTTAGAAACATTAGGCAATTTACAGAAGATGAGATTAAGATTTATGATGAGGTAGTGCCAGGTATAGAATTAAGGCAAAGATTAAATGCAGAAGAAAAAACTATAATAGCTACTTTATATAATGGGGTATTTGGTCAGAATCCACAATGGAAAAGTTGTAGCCCATGTAATAAGCAAATAATGGATAATTTAAAAAAGGTATATGAAAAATCTTGTAAAGTATGAAGAAGTATATAAAAATATATATGGACTATTACGATTACGTTATAGATGATGTTATACTATGTGAGCATTGTAGTAAACAAGCAGTAGATATACACCATATAGACGCTAGAGGGATTGGGGGAGATCCGACAGGACATAAGAATCAAATAGAAAACCTTATTGCTTTATGTAGAGCCTGTCATATAAAAGCAGAAACAGACAAACAATTTAATAATCAATTAAGAGAATTAAATAAACATAAACATAATCATAGCTATTAATGAAAATAGAAAAAGTTAAAATAGCAGAATTAAACCCTGCTGAGTATAATCCTAGAAGAATGACTAATAAACAATATGAGGACTTAAGAAACTCATTAGAAAAGTTTGGTTGTACTACTCCAATAGTAATAAATGCAGACAATACTATAGTTGGTGGTCATCAGCGTTTAAGAATTATGAGAGAACTTGGGGCAGAATATGTACCTACAGTTAGAGTAAATCTATCTAAAGAAGATGAGAAAGAATTAAACATAAGGCTAAACAAAAATACAGGTGAATTTGATTTAGATGTATTAGCTAATAATTTTGAAATAGATGAGTTAAAAGATTGGGGCTTTAAAGATGTAGAACTTGGTTTTAATATAGATAAAATAGTAGAGGGTAATATTGAAGATGACTATATACCAGAAGTAAAAGAAACTAGAGTTAAATTAGGTGATGTTTGGGAACTTGGAAAGCATAGATTAATGTGTGGAGATAGCACAAAAGAAAGTGATGTTGAAAAGTTAATGAATGGACAGAAAGCAGACCTATTATTAACAGATCCCCCTTATGGCATAAACTATGGAAATCAATTAATTAAAGGAGAAAAATTTAAAGATAAAACAAATAATCACGGATGGCGAAATTTTGGAAATCCTGAATGGGATGAAAAAAAACCTGAAGCCCATATTTTTGTTAGATTAATTAATATGACAGACAATCAAATTATATGGGGGGGTAATTATTTTACTGATATTTTAAAACCATCTATGGGTTGGTTAATATGGGATAAAGGACAAAGAGGTTTTAGTTTAGCAGATGGAGAAATGGCGTGGACATCTTTTAATAATGCTTTAAGGATTAAAGAGTATTCAAGAGCAAAAGCAAATAAAGAAAATAAAAAACATCCTACGCAAAAACCTGTGGATATAATAAATTGGTGTATTGAATACGCAGATAGACATAGCAAGAAAAAACCTAAATATATATTAGACACTTATTTAGGAAGTGGAACAACATTAATAGCTTGTGAAAAAACAAATAGGATATGTTATGGTATGGAATTAGATACTAAATACTGTGATGTAATAATAGAAAGGTGGGAACAATTTACAGGACAAAAAGCAAAAAAAATATAAATTAAATTTAATAAAATGGGCAAAAAAGAACGTACACTAAAAAAAGACACACTACTACAAGCATTAGAAAATAGCTTAGGTATAGTATCAACAGCTTGTAACAGAACAGGTATAAGTAGAAGTAGTTATTACAAATGGTATAAAGAAGATGAGGAGTTTAGACAAAAGGTAGATGAAATTGATAATGTAAAGCTAGACTTTGTAGAATCAAAGCTATTTAAAAACATAGAAAACGAGAAAGAAAAAAGTATTATATTCTATCTACAACACAAAGGACACAAAAGAGGATATATACAAAGACAAAATATTAATCTAACATCTAATGAAGAAGACATTAAGAAAATAGAAATTGAAATTATTGAATCTAAAGGGAACAGTAGTTCTACAAAAGAATCTTAATGCTAGTACAAGAATTGTAGTTAATCAAGGTGGTACAAGAAGTAGTAAGACATATAGTTTAGCTCAATTAATAATACTTAAAGCATTACAAAGCAAGGGTAAGGTATATACTATTTGTCGTAAAACATTACCTGCTCTTAAAG